GTCGAGCACGGACAGCCGGCGCTCCGCGACCTGCGGACCATGTGGACCGCGAAGAAGGGCAGCGCGATCGGGCGATCCGAGTTCTCGCGATACATCTGCGCGCGGACGTCCGAGGAGACAGGCAACTGGCTCGACATGCAGCTGGCGCCCGAGCCCGCCGATATTCCATGGGGCGCCTACCGCGGGCGCCGCGCGTGGATCGGGCTCGACCTGTCGAAGACGCTCGACCTGTCGGCTCTCGTCGTGTGCGTCCCGCTCGACGACGGGAGCGTCGCGCTGCGCGGGCATTATTGGTGGCCATCCGCGGACGTTCGCCAGAGGGAGCTCGACTACCGTCTGCCAGTGCGGAACTGGGCGTCGACCGGCAAGCTCGAGCTGACGCCCGGCCGCGAGATCGACTACACGCGGATACTCGGAAAGCTGAAGGAGATCGCCGCCGAGTTCGACGTCGTTTCAGTCGCCTATGACAGATGGGGCGCCAAGATGTTCGCGGAGCTCGCCGTCGGCGAGGGGCTCCCGCTCGAGCTCTACTCGCAAGGCATCGCGACGATGGGCCCGGGGTGCCAGCTCTGGCAGCAGCTCTGGGTAGGGCGCAAGTTCGTGATCGGCGAAGACCCGATCTTTCGGAACGCATGCGCGCAGGCGATACCGATCCGCGACTCGAACGGAAACATCAAGGTCAACAAGGCGAAGCAGAGCCACATCATCGACCCGCTCGTCGCCGCGATCATGGCCGTCCATTCATGGGGCGGCGAGGCTCGTAGCGGCTACGAGGAAATGTGATCTAAAGCCAGTGATCCATTGACCTGCGCGGGAACATTCCCGCGTGATCCGCAACCTGCTCAACCGATGGCTCGTCGGCCCGTGGAGCTCGACGCTTCTCAGCGAAGCGCCGCGCGCGGTGCCGTTCGTCGGGCCGTCGAACGCGCTGCGGTACACGCCCGTCTATCGCGCCGTGACGCTGATCGCCAGCGACATCGCGCGGCTCGAGCTCGAGGTATCGGAGCCGGGCGCTGCGTCGCTCATGGCGTCGCCGTCGACGCTCATGCCGGCGTTCGAGTTCAAGCGGGCGATGACGATGCAGATGCTCCTCTGGGGCAACGCGATCGCCGCGATCAACCGAACGCGCGGAGGCGAGCTTGTCGAGCTCATCATGCTCGAGCCCGACGGCGTCACGCTCGACGTGTCGGGACCGCGGCCCTTCTACAAGACCAGACCGTACGGCGATCTCCAGATGGAAGACGTGTTCCATCTGCGTGCGCCGTCGATGAATGGGCTCTGGGGCGAGTCGCCCGTCAATCTGTGCAAGGCGAGCCTCGAGGTCATGGCGGCGCAGGAAGACATGGCGCTCCGCTCGTACGTGAACGCCGGCAACCCGAAGATAGCGCTCGTCCATCCGCTGAAGCTCAGCGCCGAGGCCATGCAGCGGATCGAGCGGGACTACATGGAGAGGCACTCTGGCAGCGTCAATGCAGGGCGCCCGCTCGTCCTCATGGAAGGCATGAAGGTCGAGAGGATATCGAGCACGCTCGACGACACCGGACTCGAGGCCGCGCGCAAGTATTCGATCGGCGACGTGTCGCGAATCTACGGCGTTCCGGCGAGCTATCTGTCCGAGGACGTCGGATCGAGCTACGGCACGATGGAATGGCTTTCCCGAATGTACGTTCAGGCGCTCGAGCCATGGTGCGCAGCGTGGTCGTCGGAGATCGTCGCGAAGCTGGGCGGCGCAGGGACGACAGTTCGCTGGGACACCGACGATCTGGTGCGCCCCGGACTCGCCGAGACCATGGCCGCGCTGCGCACCGGCATCGAGGCTGGATTCATCACGCGGAACGAGGCGCGCGAGGAGCTCGATCTACCTCCGCTCCCCGGCCTCGACGAGCCGATCGTCGCCCTCAACATGGGCGCCGGCGGAGGGCAGACGAACATCGGCGACGACACAAGCGCACAGGAAGGGACACCCAATGATTTCTAGGCGCGATTTCACCGCGACCGAGCAGTCGATCGACGGGCGCACGCTGGCCGGATACGCCGCGGTCTACGGGCAGGATTCCCGCGAGATCGTCGAGGGCGGGCGCAGGTTCGTCGAGCGCATCGCGCCGGGCGCGTTCAGCGACACGCTATCGAGCAAGGCTGACGTCAAGCTCTACTACAACCACGACGCGAGCATGCCGCTCGCGCGCACGCGGAGCGGGACGCTCCAGCTGAGATCGGACAGGAACGGGCTCGCGTTCAGCGCGACGCTCCCCGAAACGACGCTGGGCAACGACGTCCGCGCGCTGATCGAGCGTGGCGACCTGAGCGGCGAGATGTCGTTCGGTTTCGTCGTGATCGAGGACAGCTGGACCAAGGATCGCGCGCAGCGGCTCGTCAAGCGCGCTCAGCTCCTCGAGGTCTCGATCGTGCAGGACGCCGCATACCCACAGACAACGTCGAGCCTACGGAGCGTTTCCGCGGCTCTCGCCGAGGCGTTCGACGCACGGCTCGCACTCTTCTACCGAAGGATCAGGAATGTCTGACATCAAGGTCAACCACACGCAGGAAAACGACGTCCACGTCTATCGCCGCGGTCTCGAGAAGTTCGAGCAGCGCACCGGCCTCTCGCCGAATCAGGTCGACACCCGCGGCACCGGCGAGGAGCGCGAGATGTTCGCGCGGATGGACGAGGCGCTCAGCGTCGCCGAGCTCCGCACCCAGAACGCCGCCCTCGAGTCGCGGCTCGCCAAGCTCGAGCGGGAGCCCGTCCTCGAGGCCCGCGCGATCCGTCCCGACCAGACCGACGGCGATAGCGCCCGCTGGCTCCGCGCGATCGCGTCCGGAGACAACGTGCAGCTCCGTACGATGGGCACCGCGACCATCTCGGCGAGCGGCTCGCAGCTTGCCGTCACCAATTCCAACAACACCCCGACGGACATGGAGCGCCGAATCCGGGAGCGCATGCAGCAAGCGTCGATCATGCGCCAGCTCGGCGTCGTGTCGACCATCGACTCGAAGCGCACGCTGCTCGTCGAGGGATCGACCCTTCCGACCGCGGCGCTCGTGACCGAACACTTCACGATCTCGCCCGGCGACCCGACGATCGACACCGTTTCCGTCGTGCCGTACAAGTTCGTTTCCGCGACCCGACTGACGCAGGAGTTCATCGAGGACGCGATCGGGCAGAGCGGCATCGGCTCAGCGCTCGACTATGTCGCCAACAAGATCGGCGTGGCGCTCGGCCGCGAGATGGAGAAGCACTATCAGCGCGGCACCGGCTCCAGCCAGCCGCAAGGCATCTTCTCCTTTGACGGCACCACGTATGACGCGTTCTCCAGCTCGCCCGTTCAGGACTTGGGCGCCGGCGGCGCCGGCAACTCGTTCGCCGATGATGCGACCGTCGACATCCTGCTCGACACGCTGCACACGGTCTCGCCGCAGTACCGCGCGTCCCCGCGTTTCGCGTTTGTGCTCGGCGACCAGACGCTCAAGGTCATCCGCAAGCTGAAGGATGGAAACGGGCAGTTCGTCTGGAGCGGCGCCCAGACGCCGACGCAGACCCTCGTCCCCGCGGCGCCCGGCACGATCCTTGGCCACAACTACTACATCGGCGAGTGGATGCCCATCCCCACGACCGTCACGAACGGCAAGGCGATTCTCGCGTGTGGTGACTTCAACTACTTCGAGATTTTCGACCGCACCGGCATGACGACCGTCGTCGACCCGTACTCGGCGGCGTCCGCGATGGCCACCACGATCTACGTGTACGCGCGCACCGACAGCCGCATCACGCTGCCGGCCGCGTTCGCGACGCTGACCATCTGATTCCATCTCCTCCCCGGCACCCCGGGGGCGAAAGCCCCCGCGGTGCTTTCCATGAGCATCCCGCTCTCGACAATCAAAGCGGCGCTGAAGATCGACTACAGCGACGACGACGCGGACCTGATCCGGCTCAGGGAGGCGGCGTGGTCGCTTGTCGAGCGGGAGACAGGGCTCGCCCTGACGCCAGCCGTCCGCACGCAGTACCTCGCCCGATGGGCAGACACGTGCATCGCGTTCCATCCGTTCACGTCCGTCGCGAGCGTGCAGTACCGCGATGGCACCAACGTGCTGACCACGATGCCGGCCGCGGACTACTGGATCGACCGCTCGGAGGGCGCGCTGCCGATCATCCGCTTCCTCGAGTCGCCGTCGATCTACGAAGGATCGAACATCGAGGTCAACGTTACGTGTGGCTATTCGGCGATCCCGAACGAATTGGTCCACGCGATGATCGCGATCGTCGGAGGCTGGTACTCGAACCCGGAGGCGTTCCAGCCGATCGGGCTGTCAATGGTGCCCATGTCCGTCCAGTACATCCTCGAGAGCCATAGGGTGCGGAGCTTCCTCCGATGATCTCCGGAGGCCGGCTCCGCTGGCGCGCGCAGGTGCTCAAGGCGTCGACGGCCGTCGACTCGATGGGGCGCCGGACGTCGACGTTCTCGAACGGCTCGACGCTGCGCGTGGACATGCGCGAGAGCGGCGCCATCGAGCAGCAGTACGCGGACGGCATCGCCGTCGTCGGGACATGGGAGGTCCGCGCGCGATGGCCCGACATCGCCCGCACGACCCTGACGGCGCTCGACCGTCTGGTGGTCCGCGGGAAGACGCTCCGCATTGAGGGATTCGTGAACCTCGACGAGCGTGACCGCGTCGCCGTCCTCCAGTGCAGGGAGGTCGACTAATGCCGGCTAGCCCGATCGAAAGCCTCATCAAGACATGGATCGGCACGGGCACGGCCGCGGGCACGCGCGTATCGGCGGGCTCGCGGCTCCAGAGCGCCGCGCTTCCGGCCGTCGTCATCGAGGTGCAGTCAGGCGAGATCGCCAGCTTCTACGGCGCCGTAGGGCTGACGATCGAGCAGTATGACAGCTGGACCGTTTCGATACGCGCCGTCGCCCTGACCGAGCTCGACGCGGTCAACCTGCTCGACAGCGCGATCGGCGCCATACGGACGAACATCGCCGCGGGCAGCGTCATCTACGAACCAGCCACGCGGACGATACAGGCGCCCATCGTCGGAGAAGGCGATGAGGCCGAGCCATCCATCGCGCAGCAGTCAATCCAGATCATGCACCGGAGAACCTAAATGCCAATCGTCACAGCCACCAACACGCGCGTCAACTGGGGCACCGGCGGCACCGGCACTGACAAGAGCGCAATCGCGAACGTGACCGCCAACCTGAGCCAGACGGCCATCGACGTGACTCCCGTCCATGGCTCCTTCAAGGAGTTCGTGAGCGGGATCGTCGAGGGCACCGCGGACGTCGAGCTGTTCTACCTCGAGTCCGACCATGGCGCCCTTGCGCCCGGCTCGCTGCTCGATCCTTTCACCGTGAAGCTCGACACAAACACTTCGATCGCCGGCAAGGCGATGATCGAGAACTACCGTTTCAGCGCGGCGCCGAACGGCGTCGTCATGGCGACGCTGACTGTCCGGTTCGCAAACGCCGCGATTACGTTCTCATGATCGACGCCCTTACCGCAACGAACGCCCTGATCGCCATCCGCGGAACGAACGTCGAGGTTCGCCGTCCGACCGTCGCCGATTACGTGGCGCTGATCGACGCCGGCAAGCGCGACGTCTACCTCCCCGCGTGGTACGTGTTCAACCACGTCGTCCGAGATGGAAGGAGG